AGAAACAAGATATGTTAATGCTACACAGATGGACTTTGTGCAACTGTACACAGGCGGGTCTATCGGAAGTTACTATGCACAAAATGAATATCAAAAAGTAGCAACAATCATACCAGATGGCGACAGTCAAAACTACACATTTAGATTGAGAATGACTGCAACCAGTGCTAGTAACTATCAGATTGTGGAGTTTACAGGTGCACTACGCAGTAACACACTACCAGAGCTTACATTTACTAGTAACTACTATGAAGAACATAATGGTACAAGATTCATCGAACCTAAACTGTGGACAAAAGAGACTACAACTGCTGGTTTTATTCTAGCGTTTGAATACATTCACAGTGCTAGTTTATACGGTGGGGTTAACGTCGAAGCAACTATTATTCCAAGAAGTGATGCTCAACGTAGTAATGTTACGTTTAACACAACACAAGACAGTGAACAAACAACTATCGACGCAGGTCATACTGAAAACGATCCTACACTGATTTACGCAAACGTAAGTGGCACACTGGAGTTTGGTACACAGTTTAGAATCGAAGGCAGTACTGCGGACGGTAACGAACTTACAATCACTGCAACAGATCCCACAGCAGACAGAACTATAACATTTCCAGATGCTACAGGTACCGTTGCACTAACAAGTGATATTACAGGGATATCTAATGTGGTTGAAGATACCACTCCACAACTGGGTGGTGATCTTGATTTAAACAGTAACAATATTACAGGTACAGGAAATATTAATACAACTGGTACTATCACAGCCACTGGTAACCTCACAATTGACACAAACACACTTTTTGTTAATGCCGCAAATAATAGAGTTGGTATTGGAACAACAAGTCCAGCATACCAAGTTGAAATAGAAAACACCAGTGCAAACGCATTATTGGTGTTAGATAGAACAGACGGTGCTGCTACTTTTATCGAAGGTGGTGCCAGTGATTCGGTGATTGGTTCTGTTGGCGCCAATGATGTAAAAATAGCATACAATAGTGTTCCAGTAGTCACAATTGGATCAGGTGGTGATATTACAACATCAGGTACTATTACTTACGGAACATTAAATGATGGGACTACTGCACTAACATCAACTGCAACAGAACTTAACCTACTGGATGGTGTTACTGGTATTACACTAGGTACTGCCAATGAACTACTTCTTGTTGGTGGAGACGGGTCTAGTATTGTAAGTGATAGTACACTAGCAGTTGATACTGGCAATAACTATATTGGTATCAACCAATCCTCACCTGAAGTAACACTACATATGACAGGCGAAGGTGCTCAAACAGCACAGATTCGTATGGAGCAGTACAATGATAGTGCTGACGCTCCAGACGTAAGAACAAGAAGATATAGAGGCACGATTGCTTCGCCAAGTGCTGTACAATCAGGTGATTATCTATTTAGAAGTAACCACGAATACTATAATGGTACATCACTGCTTGTAGGTGGTGCGTTTGCTTTTGATAATACAAATAATGCTGCTAGAACACAGTTTTCGGTTGCTGTTGATACTGATGGTACAGGCGCAGATCCTCAAGGCACTAACGGACAGTTTAAGATTGATGGTAATGACAGTGGTGCAATCACATTCAACAACGCATACAAGTTTCCAACTAGCGATGGAAGTGCCAATCAGTTCTTGCAAACAAATGGTTCGGGCGCATTATCATTTGCTAGTGCTACAGTAAGCGATATCAGTGATCTAACTGCTACAGCCGCAGAACTTAATTATGTTGATGGCGTTACTAGTGCTATTCAAACTCAGTTAGATGCAAAAGCGCCTACCGCAGGACCAACATTTACAGGTACTTTAACTTATGCTACATTAAATGACGGCACAACCGCATTAACTTCTACTGTTGCAGAACTAAATGTATTAGACGGTATTACTGCTACGACTGCTGAACTTAATATACTTGATGGTGTAACCAGTACAGCAACAGAACTTAACCTATTAGATGGTGTTACTGGTACGCTTGTAACAGAAGCAGGTACACAAACATTATCTAACAAGACTCTCACTACACCAGTTATTAGTAGTATTAGTAACACTGGTACACTTACACTACCAACTTCAACTGATACATTAGTAGGTAGAGCAACTACTGACACTCTTACCAATAAAACACTAACAAGTCCTCAAATTAATACTAATGCAGATTTGCTTGCTCGAGGAGAAGTTAGATTTTACGACACAGATAGTTCGAACTATGTAGCACTACGAGCAAGCGGCACAGTTACAAGTAACTTAACTTTTAGTTTGCCCACAGCATACGGCGACAATGAACAGGTACTTACTACAGATGGCGCAGGCGGAACTTCTTGGACAACTGTTAGTGGCGGCGGCGGAAGTTCAGGATTTACTAGTAGTACAACCACTACGGTGCCAGCATCAGCAAGCAATTATGATCTAGCTGAAGGCCCTGCACAAGACGGAGACGAAACACCATTTGAATCTTCATCAATTGATGCATTTGGTGTTGCCTTAGGTACAATCTACGACTGTATGGAACCAGTTGGATCTATAAATACAGTCGATTATGGCGACAGTGAAGCATACGTTGGTGCATAATAAATAGTTTACGGAGAAAATAATGCCTACAATTTTACAATTTAGACGAGGAACCACAGCACAAAATAACGCTTATACTGGTAGTGTGGGCGAGTTAACTATTGACACTACACTTGATGCAATACGTGTTCATGATGGTTCAACAGCAGGCGGATTTTTAACCAATGCTAAAGAAGCACAGTACGCTGACGTTGCAGAACGTTATCATGCTGATGCTGTTTATGAACCAGGCACAGTCCTAGTATTTGGCGGTGAGGCTGAAGTTACAGAGAGTACCGCTAAATGGGATAGACGAGTTATCGGTGTTGTTTCTACTGCCCCCTATTGCGTAATGAATAGCCCACATAGAGAACCAGAACTTACTGACGACTTACATCCTCCTGTAGCATTGCTAGGTAGAGTTCCTACTAAAGTAGTCGGCACTGTACAAAAAGGCGACATGATGGTTACTAGCGATACCGCCGGGCATGCAGAAGCATGGCGCGACGAAGGCGATCCTAGAGCAGGAAGTATCATCGGAAAAGCAGTAGAAAACAAGGAGGGCGAAGACGCAGGAGTAATTGAAGTACTGATCAATATAGGTTAGATCTAATGCCTCTTTTTAAATTTTACACTGCTGATTATGAAGGCGAAATGGTCACTGACAGTCTTAGTTGGCGTGATGCTAACAAAGAAGAAAATAGTGTTTGGATACCCAAAACCATCATAAACGATGATCACTCAGAAACAGCATTTGTAATAGGCAATGGCCCAAGTAGATTAAAATACAATCTTGAATTATTATATGGTCAGCATGGAGGCGCTGACGGCATTATAAGTGTTGGGCAAAGTTATGGCTGCAATATGCTATTCAAAGACTTTACTCCTACTTTTCTTATTTGTACAAACGAAGAAATTTGTACTGCTATCAGTAAAACTAATTACTGTGAAGAAAATATTGTTTATAGTACTCGCAAGTGTATTGTGAAACACCCATGGCTGTTTCATTTGTATCCACACTGGCAAAATATGTTTGCTGGTCCAGCCGCAGTACGTTTAGCATGTGCAGATGGACATAAGCGTGTGTTTATGATTGGTTTTGATTTTTATAATGAAGCAACACAGCATCTATACCCTGAAATGAAAAAAAGCTACTTACCTGTTACTCAACCCGATGCTCTAAATGATAAACTTAAGATTCAACTTAGAAACATATTTGATTTATATGAGGATGTAGAGTTTTACCATGTACAGCCTGAACGTGCAAATTATGCTGAACATCTAATAGATGAATGGAACTGGTGCCCCAACGTTAAAACTATAGGTATGTTACAGTTTATTAATCTATCACAACTAGGCGCTGTCCACAAATAGCTCACTTACAGTTTTAATCTTACCCATAATTTCTTCAATTTTAAAAGTGCTAAACACCCCAGGATGTAATGGTTTAGGCCAACCTTCAATGGTTACCCAAGCATATCCTTTGTGTTCTTTATTAAGTTTAGGTATAAATTCTTCTTCTACCACACTTATAAAAGTATGATATTCAAACTGTTTGTTTTTATTTGTAAACTTTTCAATAGGAATGTTTTTTGTAATACTGGGTAAGAAGCCTACTTCTTCTCTAATTTCTCTAGTCAATCCTTCAATAGGACTTTCTCCACGCTCAACTTTGCCACCTACAAAAGCCCACGTGTCACCGTGGCTATCTTTGTTACGTAACAAAAACAGATAGCGTTTAGTGCTAGTGCTGAAGAAAATAGTACCTATGCTAAGGTTCATATGACTAGAGACCAGTCTCCTGCTCTGTACTCGCCTTCAAAACTCTTGACCCAGGTAGTTCCTGTCCACTTGTATTGAATGCCAGTATGCGTATTTGTCATGTATTGTACACCCGATTCGGCACTACTGTCAAACTTTACTTCCCATTTTGTGCCATCGTATTCGATAATATCGTTAGCGCCTGCAATAAGGTCAGTGTCGCTACTACCTGCCCAAGCAGTTGGTCCATCTGTGTTTTCACTACTACCTATCGCATTTAGAATCAAATATCTTTGACCAGCTGCCGCTGCTACTAATCCTGCACCAGGTGCTTTGTCAAGTGGATTAATAATCTTTGTAACAGCATCAATACTATTAGTAGGTTTTGTATCTTCGTTAATAGTAAACAGTAGTTTAAAGTCATCAGTTGGATGATGTGCAACTGTGCCTATAACTTCGCCTGTGCCTACTTCTAAGCGTATTTGACTGATACCTGCTTGTAGTTCACCGTATTGATTTATTAGTGCACGCCAAGTAGTCTCTTCTGCATCAGCAGGTATTTTAGTAGGCGGATCGTTTAGAGGATCGTAATCTACTTTATTTGTAACTGTTTCTTCTCTGTGCAAGATACTTACCTGATTGCCGATCAATAGTATACCGAAGTTCATAGGAGTAAACTTCATACGCTCACCAAGTAGTATATCTCTATCAATTACACCGTCGCTGATGCTACCGCTTTCATCATAGATGCTTGCGACGATCTTTTGTACAACGCCTAGCTTCTTAACTCTAGCAGGCGCCGTTAACCAAATAGGAACAGCAAAAGTTAATGTAGCAATATCAATCTGCTCATCTACACCAACAGGCACTGCTCGGTTACTCCATTGTGTTTGTATCAGTTCGATATAACTTAGACTGGTCCAATCTAGATAGTTGTCTGTGCTTTGTATTTCAAGTGCTGGGTTGAACAGTACAAGTATCTGTTCTAGTAACTGTAGTTTCTGTGTTGTATTACTTGTCCAAATATCAACATTCATTGTAAGTTGATATGGTACAGGCATTAATCGCTCAACTGTATAAGCATTTCCTTGTGTAGTAAGATATGAACCGCTATCCTCATCAAACTTTCTCATACGAATATGACGTTTATCAACAAATGTAGGCTCTTGTCTACGCTCTGGTTGATACTCCATTGCTGTTACATAGCAACTAATCATTGGAGTAGGAACAATCTTGTTTTCGCTATTCTCTCTAATTAAACTCGAGACCATACGTGTTGCATCGCCATATTTAACTGGTACAGTGACTAGTGTAGTGTTTCCATCTCTATCTTTGCCATACTCAACTTGGAAGTTAGAGAAAGCACGTATAAACTGTAGTAGGAAGCGTCTTACTTGTTCATCATAGAAAAATGTCTGTGCCATTAATCTTCCTTAGCTTCTAGTGCACTACTTAATGCCTGGCGCTGATCCATTGTAGTATTATCGTCTCTTGTGGTTGTATTGCTATTATTAATAAAGCCGTCACGTAGAGTATTACCTGTGCCTGGTGTTAGCTTGCTACGTACATCATCCTCTACCTTAACCCAACGTGTACCACTGTATCTAAACAGTCTGTTTGGTAAAAAGTCTAGACGTAGTATATAGTCACCTTCTAGTGCACTAGTTGGGAAAGTAGTGCCCATTGTAATAGGATGTCCGTTTGGTGCTAGC